CCTAAGATACGGATGGTAACCTGATACAGTTATATATCCGGTTGAGCTAGATGCCGACAAAGAAATCCCCGACCCTATGTTATACCATAAATTATCATCTGCTGTTGCACCTTCAACTTGAATGTCTCCAGTAAATGCACTAGGTTTGTATTGTAGTGATTGAACATCATTGGTACCATTCCATTCGCTTGAGTAATGAGTAGTAATACCTGCGCCATCATTGAAACTTGGAATTGTAACTGTTGTACTTTGGGTGTGTGTCGGCATAATTGAATTAACAATATCAACAACACCTCTACCTCCAAGGTTGTCATCAACAAATACTGCATCATTTAATGCACTAGTTGAAAGACTGCGTTCAATTGTATAGTGTGCCGTTTGTATATCTATTGAATCTAAATCCTGCTCAGTTACTGTAACCGATGCAGTACCTTTAGTAGCGTCAATGGCATCCATAGTTTTAGCAAGAATTAGATCACTGCCTTCACCATTGATTAACCTAAATGTAAAGGTTGCTGTGGAATTATTAACAGGTTTTTGGTCCTGATTAACAAATGTAAACACTAAGACGTTGTCTGTGCCTTTGTGTAATTTTAGTTTTTTTGCATACACGGGATTGTACCTCACTGATGTTAGAGCCTGAGTGGTGTCTCGTAATACCACTTGGTGTTTTTGCTTATATAAATAGACTTGAGTTGTAAACATATAGAGTATTTATCAGTCAATGAGTAATGAATTCTTTAAAGAGTTATCAGACAAGTATCCATTTGTTACAGTAGTCAGTTATGCTGGTGCCGAGTACGTTGGTATTATGCAAAATCGCGACACTACTGTTACTACTCTGTACGACTTTGGCCGCATTGTAGATCTAGAATTAAAACAACGGTTCTTAGAACTTGCTAATGTTTGGTGGTGGGAATCAAATCGTTCAATACCAATTAACATATTCCTACGTGAAGAATGGTCAATATTTAAACCTTACTTACACACATTTATTAATAAAGATTTAGTAATACTATTGGGCCCAAGTATTAGTTTAAGTGATTTAGCAAAGAAACGTACTAAGAAAAAATCAATTACACTTGTTCGTCGAGTTGAGTAAGAAATAGATCAATCTGATCGCTAGTGTCTGTTCCGTAATTGCTCCACAACTTCCAAAAGTGTTCAATGTTATAATCTAAAATTGGCTGACAGTCTCGTATAAATTGATCAAGATCTAAACTTAATAATCTTTTTATTTCCGCTACTATCCAAGTACCGCTGTCCATCCATCTATTCATGCCTGCAAAGTCTTCTCTAATAATACCATCAAATGTTTTAAAGCCTAATTCTTTTAATCGGTTGTAATGGTTTGCACTAGCTAGTGCTAAGAACGGGTGACCTGCTATAATAGGCTTCCAGGTTTTTTCAGATATTAAACTATATCTATGCAACACTGCACTTTCAGCAAACACTGAAAAATATGTGTCAGTGTACTGATTAACTATTGCCGGGCCTGCCGCCCAGGTATCCCAATCAATTAAATCTTTACCAGTCTGTGGATCATACTCTTGAGGTAATTTATTTGCTAAAGGGGCACTAGCATCATCCATATTTACATTTGACCACAATGCAGTATCAAGTAATCCTTGACCGTGCAAGTCTCTAATCAATCTAGATCTATGCTGTCTTTGTCTATTATTAAGAAATAAAAATGTATAAGAACGATCGTACTGACGTATCATAAGATGTTTGATGTCTTGATTAGCGTTACCAGTTAGCCACATCATATATTCAATGTTTAATGAATTCATTTGATCTGGCATTTCTCCAGAGCATATAATACTAAACTTTTTATCTAATGCTAGCTTTAACAAACCGTCATTATCAAGGTGTCTAATAAGCGTGCTAGAGCCTTCTATGCAATTTTCTAACACAACATGTTCGCTAGTATTCTTAATATAATCTATGTGTGCGGAACTATCTTTACAGTAGGTAGCTACTGGTATTATTTTTATTGCGTCTTTGGGGAGGTTGGGTAGTTCTGCTGTTGAGTAATGATCAGCTCGAGAATAAAAGTCTTTGAGTTTACTGCTCTCGTGTATGTAAATTTTCATCTAGTAATTTCATATGTAATGTTACCAACACTGCGTAACTCACTGCATGCGACTTCTTAAAGAAGTATTGTTCGTCTGTTTTTGTCCATATGTCTTTACATATATCTGCCCATGTCTTTCCTACTAGATGTCGCTTGCCTGGGCGTATAAGTGCTAGGACCATGGCCATGCGTGGTATTGTATCTAGTGCTAAATCACCTACTAGATCATAATGATTACCAATGTGTATTACTTGCTCAAAGAATGTTTTATCTTTTAATCTATGCCAAGGTGTTTCCTTTGCTAACAGCTCGTTATAGTGTGCCTGATCTTTAATCAACTTGTAAACATTAACATTAAGGAAGTCAATCTTAAAGTAACCTCGTTCTTCAGCTGAATGGTAATCAATTGATGCTGTGTCTGTCAATGGGTTATAAGGAATGTCCGTAACATACACTCCTGAGTTATGTTTACGCATGCCCTGATCATTATTCTGCATTGCAGAAGTGTGCTTAATTAATTTAAGTATATCATCGCGATCAGCGAAGTCAATATCAACGTCTGTATTAAATTTTACCATCCTGCTTGTTTTAACATTTCCTTAACATATTCAGTATCACCTGGATAATCTTTTAATAATTTTGACCAACGGTCAGGATTAATAAATTCATAAACAATAGCTAACTGTTCTTGATTTAGGTTCTCTAATAGGTCATGTCCTGTTGGGCAATTAAATATAATCCATCCTGTTACTCTGCCAGTAACTATATAATGACAAAGTTTGTTCGTATTTCCATATCTTAAAAAGTCTTCACTTGGTGAGTTAACTTCTTCTGCCCAATCCATTGATGTTTCTAATGCTCTGGTTAATGCGTCTGTGGCATTTTCTCTAAAGATATATTCCTTTAAGAATTCGTCATACATCTTGTCACTGCCCCAATAGTCTATACGTTTATTGTTTTTCAGCAACCATTCAGTAAATCTAACTGAATTAACAACACGAGAATTTACACAATAATTAGCAAACTTAATAAATGCTTTATAGTATGCTGATGTTGCAAAGGCATCAAACGTTTTTGTCTTTGCTGATCCTTGAGTAGTTTCATAAAACTTTAAGTAACTTTGAAATGCTGTTCGACTTGCCGGGTCATTCTTATGCTGAAAGCGTTTCCTTTGCTCGCAGACATGCACTGCTAGCGTAGTTTCTTTACGAAACTCACGATCACAATACTTACATTTAAAAGTCTGCTTTAATTCGCTTGTCATCCCATCCTAACTCTTTAACGTATTGTTTAATTTCTTTAACTGTGTTCATTTCTAAAAACATATCCATCTCGTCTGACTTCATGTTTGGAAACAATTCTGCTACTACTTTTCTTATTTTGTTAGTTGACTTACCTTCTTTCTTTTTGGCCGCAAGCCAATAGTGAAACTGTTTGCCCATGTTAGGACTAACTGCTGTACACATCAACCATTGTAGTTTTGTGTGCTTGTTTAAGTCAAAGAAGTACTTGTTTACAAACTTGTTAGTTGCCATTAAGTAATATGCTTGTAAGTCTTCAGCTCCGCCAACACTTGCACCATAACGTAACATCAGGTATGTTGAGAACTGTTTCTTTTCTTCTTCAGTAAACTTGTTATAGTAGTCTCTGTCCTTACGATCAAAGGCCGCCATTTCATTACCAATGTATAAAGGTGAACTATTATTTGCCATTAGAATGATAAAGTGTAATTAACAATCTCACAGTTACGGCTTATGTCCTTAACAAAATAACAACATTTAGGAGTAGGCCCGTCCTCTAAAGGTATTGCTAGTAACTGCCCATTTTTTAATTTTGGTGAGTACCACGAAACATCTTGATAGACATCTACAATTTCTATGTCTAAGAAACTTGGTCTAAAGTCTGTTAAACTATTAAACTGAAATGCCCTAAACCCTCGATCATTAATTGACGTTAGTGGTAATACTTCTAGATCACCCACATCTGGTTCACCAATTAATATTTGCCAATCTACAGGCATCTTAATAGTATGCTCACCTATCTTTAATACCAATGCTGGGCTATTAAAACTCTCTAAGAAGATTAACGGTATCCAATGATAATCTGGATTACTTGGATCACTGTTATCTAATATGCTAAAACGCATATCATCTATTTCGTCAGGCAGTGTGTCTAGATCGTACTTTGTGTTTTCTAATGTAAGTATTTGCATAGTACCCTTATTATAAGTTGCTGTGGCGTGTTTGTCAAGAACTATTTCCATTCTATTTTTTCAACTTCAAACGGATAGTTCGCTTCTCTATAGAACTTCTTACGTTGTGTTAAATGTCGTTTGGCAAACTTACATGTTGATGTTATATCCCATATCTGCACAAAGTCTTTGTCTTCTGCTTTTCTAATTCCCCTACCTATACTTTGTATGACTCTAACAAAGCTCTTGCCAGGTTCAACAAGAACAAGATTGAAAATACGAGGGATATTAATGCCCACAGCGGCAACGCCATAAGTGGCAATAATAACTTTACTGTCCATTGTTGCAATTTCGTCATACTCATCCTTTCGGTCTTTGGCTTTAGTAGCCCCTGATACAAACACTGCATCTTTAATTAGTTCAGTTAGCGCCTGACCTGGAGCAATTCTATCCACTAGCACCAGAGTATTCCCACTTGCTCTAATCTTAGTAATTAGGTCAGCCATATACTTCATACGGTCTTTGGTCTCTAATAGATATTTAAGTTCATCCTGATACGAAGTATATTCTGCATGATCAACTAACTGCACTACATTTACATGACAGTTAGCAAGCACTCCTTCCTGTTGTAATTCGTTTGCTGACAGTTTTCCGATAACATCGCCTATTGAACAACGTAAGCTCATACGTTCATATGCTTCTTTAGGTATCGTTCCAGTTAGTCCCCAACGAATTGGTACCTGAGACATAACTCCCGTTAACAAAGTTTTTAATGCATCTGCTTTGGCCATGTGGCAATTAGCTACCACAGCATCGTTTGCAATGTAATTATGATCTTCTTTAATGTGGAGATTATATGTTTCTTGAATTTTTTCTATCTCTTTTTTCCTAACAAGTTTCATAAAGATTCCTAATTTTTTCCTGCGTTTTTTTATCAAAATTATCAAAGTTATCTACCTTTGGTTTAGAAGTAAGATAGTCTTTATCTGCTAATACAAACTGATAATGATTTTCTTTGCACCATTGTGTAGCCGCTCTGATCTTTGCTTGTGTCCGTCTGTCACTAGTTAACTCTTTCGGTCTGACTTCTATTAAGGATTTAGTCTTATGATTTATAAAATCTACAATGTAGATATGTTTTTGATTATTAAACATGTATGGTATTCTTAAGGATTCATATTCCGCATCGTTGTCAATGAATTGATATAACGCCTCCCAGGAACTTCTGTATTTCTTATCCTTATAATAAGAATCCCAATGGGTATTTCTATTATTTGAGTTTGGAGTAAATTCTCCTGAAAGAATTTTTTCTTTCATTAGATTGCTTCTATGTTTCTTTTGATGGTCACTCATCTTTTTTCCAAACATTCCATTTTTCTCTCCACTATTAGCAATGCCAATCTTCTCTTTAGTTTCTTCTGAAACACTGTGAGAATAAGGATAATTTCCCTTAATTTTCATTCCCTTGTTCCAGGGAGTTCTTGTGTTTAGATTTTCTTTAATTTTATTGCCATGTTTAATCTGGCATTCTTTCCCCCCTCTGACAGATGTTGCACTTCTACATTCTTTTTCAGCAGTCATTTGATCTTGCTTGTTTGTTCCGTAAAGTTTGTCAAAATTTTCCTTCCAAACGTTGTTGCCGTTCATAACTCGTCTTTTACATCGTTGTATGACTCTTTGATCACTTAATGTCATTCTATTAGAAAATATAATTTCATTAACTGTAATTTTTTCTGCCTGTAGTGTTTGGTTATGATGTTTCAATAGTTTGTTAAATCTGTCTATATTAAATTGTTTTGGCATAATTACATCTCCTTTAGTTGTATGTATTTATGTTAATAATCTCTAAATTCTCTGTTAATTCATCTGCTCTTACCCACCCCTTATTTGTAAGGAACTTATGATTAGCAGTAACTCTTGTTTTAATACCATTATCAAAATCTAACTCCAGCATTTTCTCACTTGCACTCTGAGTTAAATTTTTATGAATCTTAACAACTGTATCTTCTTTGTATTGTTTTGATTTCTCGCAAAGATTTATAACTTTATCACCGGGCTTCAGATCTTTTATAGGTTTTTTACCGTTAGGTGTAGTTATAAGTGTATTACCGTCAAAACATTCATCTACCATAACACAGACAACATCTTGTAGGAACTCGTCAATTGTGATATCTACAGCATGTGCTTTTGATCCTTTAAGCAAAATGTTTAGACTTTGCCATGTACATATAGTATGTGTCTTTCCAAACTCTTTACGGTCGCCAAAGTACACACCAACATCTAATCCCATGTTGATGTAATCAGCTTCTGTTTGTGTAACTAAACTTTTGTTTGGTACTATAACTATTGTACGACCGTGCTGTTCACAACTATGACTTAGCACTGCTGTGATTAAGGTCTTACCAGCACCTGTTGCTATTTCTTGTAAGCATTGCGGATTAGCTAAAAACTTATTAACTATCTCAACTTGGTAGTCTCTAAGCATTATTGGTTGTCCTGCTATTGGATGTGTTGGATCCCAGACTAAATGGCTGTAACTATCTTCTTTGACCTGAGTAAACTTAAACGTTCTTTCGTATTCCCTGTAATCTTCAAGATCGACCTCATAGTTATATTGTTCAAGTACCGGTAATATCTCATCTAACAAATTAATATAGGTACTACCTCCTAGCTGAAAATACCCAACCTTTCCGTCCCATCTACCCAATCTAACTGCGGGCATGTATCGTGCACCAGGAACTTCAAACTTGAACATGTCAACTAGCTTCTTGCGGACATCCAGTTCAAGTCCTTCAATTTTTACGTTGACTTCATCTTTAATGTGTAATAATGCTTGCTTCATATTATATAGTATATATAAAAGGGGAAAGGGTGTCAACCATCAACACCCTTTATGAACACGAAACGAACAAATTATCTTCGCTTCATGCAGGTTGCTCTTGCTAGTTCTTGCCAATTTGTATTAGATACTTTTCTAAGATCGGCAATCTTAAGTGCCATACGTAAACTAAGTTCATTTACCATAGTTGCATTGTCTTGTAAAAAGTTTAACATTTCTTCTTGCTCGTGACCATTAAAATCATAGTCTTGAAACAGAGCACCAGTACCTGCAA